ACCCTATCCTTTAGTGGAGTAGCAGGACTAGGACTTCAATCAGATGGTAGTCTTTATGTTTCTCCAGCAGGAACAGGCGCACTACAAGCACAAGCTACTACATCATCTACAGTAGGTGGTAATGCTAGGGGGGCTAATGCTGTTGATTGGCAGACTTATAGAACATCTGCTAATTCAGTAGCGTCTGCTCAATATTCAGTAATAGCAGGGGGAGGAAATAATCAAGCATCTGGATTTGGTGGTTTTATTGGTGGCGGTTTTGGAAATGCAGTAATAACTGGAAATTACAATACTGTTAGCGGTGGCGGTTCAAATACTGCGGGTCAATATAATTCTACAGTTGCAGGAGGTCAATTTAATTCTGCATCTGGCTATATGAATTTTATTGGCGGTGGCTATACTAATAGCGGAACTTCTGCTTCTGCGGTAACAACACAAACTGCCGCAAGCAATGGTGTAACAAGTGGAAGCACAGCAGTAACCTTGTCAGGCTCAAACGCAAATATTAAAGTCGGTCAATTAATTACTGGTACAGGTATTGTTTCTTATACTTATGTAGCCGCCATAAGCGGAACATCACTTACTCTTTCTCAAAACGCCAACGCTACAGGAACACCAACTCTATCTTTTTATACCCCTCATGGAGTAGTAGTAGGAGGAGGAAACAACCAATCTACTGGTAGTTATTCATTTATCGGTGGTGGTGGTGATGCTGGTACTGCGGCTAATAGGAATGTGGCTAGTGGTGATTGGTCAGTAGTTGTAGGAGGAAAAGTAAATACAGCATCAGGAATATCATCGTTTATAGGTGGTGGTGGTGCTGATTCATCAAGCACATATCCAAATTTAGCATCAGGAACAGCATCAGTTATTGGTGGTGGATTAAGTAATACTGCTTCTGCTCAAGGCGCTGGTGTTTTAGCTGGCTTTTCAAATACAGCAAGTGGCACATATTCTTCTGTAATTGGTGGTTCTTATGGAACAACAAGAGGTATTGTTACAAATACGGTTGTTTCATCTAGACCAATAACAGGTTCTGTTGGAGTTTCTCAAGCAAGTTTATTAGTTCTTGCTCGTCAAACTACTGATGCGACTGCTACAGTCCTAACAAGTGATACAAACTCCGCATCCACAACAAACCAAGTAATACTACCTAATAACTCTGCTTACTACTTTAAAGGCGAAGTTATCTCTGGAGTAACTGGGGGTGGTAATACTAAAGGCTGGAGTATTGAAGGAGTAATTAAAAGAGGTGCTAACGCTGCCTCTACTGCACTTGTCGGTACTCCTACAGTTACTTCTTTATATGCTGACGCTGGAGCAACTACTTGGACTATTGCAGTAACAGCAGACACAACAAATGGCGGACTTGCTGTAACATTCACAGGACAGGCGGCAACAACGATTCGAACTGTGGCGCAAATCCGCACTACAGAAATGACTTACTAATGGTTTATAAATAACCCCTAAACTCAACTAATGGTATATTAATAGCGCATTTTTTAAACAAAAGGAGCAACATCATGGCATTAAAACTTGCAGTAGCAACACAATTTGGCGTACCAGCACCTGACGCCTATGCACGCATTACTAACTTTTTTGGCACTAAAGACCAAGTTCAGGTTCAAGTGGCTATCTACTATAACGAAGATGCAAGACTAGCAAATTTATCCACAGTCAAAGAAAATGCTCACTATATTGGACTAGCCGACCTACCAGAAGGCAAGGCATTTATTCCAGCTATCTATGAAGTATTAAAGACTTTTAGCGACTACGCTGGTGCAACTGATTGCTAATATTAGGGCCAGATTTATAGATTTTTGCGTATTAGTATAAGTAGTATTATAATATAGGTTCGTATGAACTTTACGGGAAAACATGAAATACAGCATCGTAATACCTACTTATAATAACTGTGAGAAGTACCTAAAGCCGTGCATTGACTCAATTGTCAAATACACCGACTTAGCTGATGTGGAACTAATCATTAGTGCCAACGGGTGCACAGACAATACTAGGGAGTACCTAGACTACTTACGAACCGCAGTGCCTAATTTAGAGGTAGTCTGGAGCAACGAACCGCTAGGATTTGCTCAAGCAAGCAACAAGGGTATTCGTATTTGCTTTGGCGACAAAATTGTACTGCTAAACAACGACACCCAAATACTCGGGCCTAACTGGCTAGAGCGCCTAGATCAAGGCGACATTGGTGTGGTGCTGACGCAGCACTCAGACATTACGCAAAGTCGCTTTGGTGTATTTTTTTGTGCAATGATAAGCCCCAAGGTATTTCAGACCATTGGGCTACTAAACGAGGAGTACAGCGTAGGCGGCTGCGAGGACATTGAGTTTTGCCACAAGGCACAACTAAATGGCTTTGAAATAGTGGACGTAGGCTACCAAGGAGACTTCCCAATCTACCACGCAGCCGAGGGCACCATGCACGACCCGCAGCTGGTAAAAGACTGGGACAATAGGTTCCTAATTAACCAGCTCAAGCTGGCAAAGAAGTACAACCTAGATTGGTACCGCTGGCGCCTGTCAAACAACTATGAGCGCGCGGTGTTTCTCAAGGGCGACCAAGTATTCCCGCGCGAGACCCAGCGTTACGAGTGGGCAGCAAAGAACCTACTAGGCCACAGCGTCTTAGAGATTGGCTGCTCGACTGGATACGGCGTGCAGTTCTTTCCGCAGTCTATGAGCTACTTTGGGTTGGACTACGACCCGATGATTGTGCAGATTGCTAAGGAGCAGTACTGGAGCCCTAATGCGCTGTTTGACTACGCCGACATCAACACCTACCCGATAGATGGTTACTTTGACACCATTGTTGCATTTGAGGTTATTGAGCACCTTAACAACGGCCTAGAAATTGTTGAGAAGTTAAAGCAGCACTGCAAACGCCTTTTAATTACCGTGCCACATAACGAGCCAAAAGGCTTTTGGGGCGAGCATCACAAGTTGCACGGGTTGACTGAAAAAGACTTCCCTGGATTTAAGTTTGCGTATATCAGTCACGATGGCAATATATCAGACACACTGCAGCCGGTGTCAGAGTCCAACCCCAGTAACCTAATGATTTGCCGGTGGGACAATGTCTAAAGTTCTTTGTTCCGTGGCAACACGGGGGCGGTACTTCACAACACTGCCCCTAGTACTAAACGCCATTATCAATCAGACAAGGCCAGTGGATAAGCTGGTCATCTTTGATGATAATGATGAGCCCAAAGACATGCGAAAAGAGTTCATGTACCAGTACTTTTTCCAGATGTTAGACATCAAGGGTATTGCATGGGAGTGGTTGTATGCTGATAAAAAAGGTCAGCACCACATTCATCAACGTGCCAATACGATGGGATATGAGTGGGTGTGGCGCTGTGATGATGATGCCATACCAGAGCCTAACGTATTAGAAGAGCTTTATCGGTTTATAGGACCCAGTACAGGCGCTGTCGGTGGACAAGTATTAACCCCACCGTACATGCCAGACACAAATGAAGTGACTGGCAAGATTGATAACATTGACTCAGAGCCAAATGTGCAATGGGGCAAGTTTAATATTGGGAGACAAGTTGAGCATCTACACTGTACTTTCTTATATCGTGCTGGGGTGTGTGATTATAATTTGGGTTTATCACGGGTAGCGCACAGAGAAGAAACACTGTTTACCTATAGCCTGCACCAAAAAGGCTATATTAACTGGGCAATACCCGGCGCAATAACGTGGCACATGAAGAACCCCGAAGGTGGGATTCGCAGCGAGACAAAGAAGGAAATGTACGACCATGATGAACAGATTTTTAGAAATATTCTTAGATGTAGTGATAAAACCATTGTGGTTCTCAATTGCGGTCTTGGTGACCATATTGTATTCAGTCATGTACTTCCTTCAATACCTAATGCTGAAGTGTTTACTTGCTACCCTGAAGTGGTTCCCGGGAAGTCGATAGCCCAAGCAATCGAGCTGTTTGGTGACATTGATCCTTGGAATGTCTACAAAAAGATGGACCAGTGGAAGTGGAAGGGTAAGCTAGAAGACGCGTATAGGAAGCTGTACCTATGATCATTATAGCGCCGTACGCACAAAAGCTCAGGACAGACAAAGAGAACCCAAAAAACTATCCATACTGGAAAGAGCTTATTGAGCAAATAAAAGAGCCAATTATTCAAGTAGGTGTAGAAGGCGAAACACAGTTGGTACCAGATTTTAGAAAAAATCTACCAATACTAGAATTACGCACACTGCTAAAAGAGTGCCGGATTTGGATTAGCATTGACAGTTTCATCCAGCACCTAGGGTGGGACGAAGGCAAAAAAGGAATTGTGTTATGGGGCCCATCTGATCCGTTGATCTTTGGACATCCAGAAAATATTAACCTACTAAAAGACCGGTCTTGTTTAGTAGAAAACCCTTTCATTTGGTGGGAAGCCACCGAACATAAAAACGACCGGTTTGTAAAACCAAAAGAAGTTTTAAAATATTTAGAGGAATAAACTATGGCCCAATCCGGCTATACACCGCTTAGTCTTTACTACAGCTCAACGTCAGGAGTAGCCCCTACATCGGGTAACCTTGTCAGTGGCGAGTTGGCTATCAACATCACTGACGGCAAGTTGTATTTTAAAAACACCAGTGGTGCTGTGACTTTACTTGCCTCTGCAGCAGGTGCTGTGGCAGCAACCAATCTTTCTGGTGGAACATCAGGTCAAATTCCATACCAAAATGATGTAAGTTCTACTACTTTTATAGCGGCACCCGGAACTTCTGGCACTTATTTAGGTTGGGATGGCAGCAACTTTTATTGGTCCGCAACTACAGGTTTATCTGGCTACAGCGGCTATAGCGGGGGTACAGGATCTAATGGCGCATCTGGCTACAGTGGCCTTTCTGGCTACAGTGGCCTTTCTGG